CACCCGTGGAGTAGTAGCCACTTAGGTCGCCGCTTGAAGCGAGCTCAATTCTTTTTCCGCTCGATGCCGTACGATACGTGCCCCCCGTTATTGTCAGACCGGAAATGCTTCCGGATATCACCGCGCCCAATGTATTGATACTAGGAGAGCCGTGAAACTTACCCGAATCCACATACGCCATCGAACCTACTGTCGCGGCCGTGATTATTGCACTACCATTCACCTGGGCTGTGGTGGCGCTGTTGAGATAAATTGAGTATCCAGTTAAGCGAAGCTGATCGTTAGCCCAAAACTCGGTGTTGGTTCCCGCAGTTCCAATGATCATACCTCCCGAAAGCGCACCCGTGGAGTAGTAGCCACTTAGGTCGCCGCTTGAAGCGAGCTCAATTCTTTTTCCGCTCGATGCCGTACGATACGTGCCCCCCGTTATTGTCAGACCGGAAATGCTTCCGGATATCACCGCGCCAATACTATCAATTGCGGACTTGTCAAGCCTCGCCGTGATTGCTCCTGTGATGAAGTTCTGAAGCAGCCCGTTCCCAGCCGTCCAGGTTGAAATTCTTGCTCCGAGAAGTGCCGCCAACTCTATGCGTGTCGGTTTGACCAATATTGAATCAGGCAACGCCGCAACAGTCCACTGCGCTTGATTGTGATACTTTGTGCCCCCAAGAAGGCTCGTATCAATGGGCACCGAAAGGATGCTCGCTTTATTGAGAGTATCGGGAGCGCCTGAATCCCGAACATAGAGAAGATAGATGCCGGTGTTCCAGAGGGTTCCGCCGAGAGGACTCGCCGGCAATCCATGGGAGGACGATCGCACCCGGACCGGAGGAAGTCCGGCTGCACTGTCTCCAGGAGCAAGGTCCATAAGCGCCGTTGGTGGGGCGTTGCCACCGATGTACAGGCCATTGCGGTCTGCTGCCATGCGCTGAACGCCGCCAAAATACCATGCAAGAGAGTCTCGATAGAATTTCAGCCAGGGAAGCGTCCGAGTGCCAAGCCAAATGGGACGGGAGGCGGATTCTGTATACTGCAGCAACGAATCGATGTAACTGGCGACCGGAAAGCGGATCGCATGTGTGATCCGTTCAGCCCATGCCTGATTGAGAGAATCTGCCCCGGGGCTTACGCCCTGGGCATATTTCGGGACCCCGTAATAGCACGTATAACCGATGGGAACAGCCTGGCTGAAGAGATCAGTTACGAGAGCGCCAAACAAAAGGACATAAAGCAATCGTTTCATTTAGAATCCTCCCCCAAAGTCTCCGCCAAAATCCTCTCCCCAGCCGTGTGGAGTTGCGGAGACATCGCCGACGGTCCGGAGTTTGATCATTTCCGTTTCCTGATTGTTTTTCGCAAGCGTCCGGACCGGATCATAGTCTTCAGTGAGCCGCACATACCAGGCGCCATCCGATGGATCGCAATAATAAAATGGATTGAGACGCCCCCGGGCGGAATTCTGCAGGCTGATCCAGTTCGTCTTGAAATCCTCATTCTGCTTACTGAAGCGAAACTCGAATACAAGGCGGCCGCCATGGGCCTGATAACCGAGCTCGATGCCGTTGAGATTGCGCTTCACTGCCGTCTGATACTCTGTGTTGCCGGCACGGTAGCCGTGATTATATCCATTCAGGACCTCAAACTTGTTATTGACGAAGACCTGGCCGATCTGCGGAATCGCCGCAAGCAGTCCGGAAGCCTTCGCAAAGAGGATACTCCAGTATCGTTTCGTCTGCCCGGTAAACTCGATCTTGCCCGGACTCCCAAGCGTGGCAAGGCCTGACGAAACGGTGACGACGTTGACCGTGAAGGCCGCATCGTCTGCACACTGCAGCTGCACGCTGTCGGCGCCGATCGCTGCAAAGTTGTGGTTCTCAACAATGCAGAAGTCGCAATACTTGTCCTCGCCGAAGTCGAGAATCAATCGCTGGTTGGCTGCAATCGTGGAGCTCAACCAGACATAATCGGCAAAATAGGTCTTCAGATTTGAGAGGGGTCCGGCAGCATTCTCCGTCTCCGTCATCGTGAACGTTATCTTGTCGAGTTGGCCTATATAGAAGCGTGGCGTCATTGTGCTCGCAGCGTAACAGTTTGCACGTTATTGACCTGATACCGGATCGTCTCGGCCGGGTTGTAATCCTGCTCGAACTTGACCAGGTAGATTGCATCATCCATATCGGCAAAATAGAACGGGCACAATTTGCCACGGACCTTGTTGTGAAATGCGATCCAGTTCGTCCGGAAGGTCTCGCCGGCAATGCTGAACGAGATCTCAAAGACTGTCTTGCCGGCGAATGCCTGGCTGGCCCGCTCCACTCCGGAGAGTGACTTCTGCACTTCAGTCTCGTGCTGCTTGTTCCCTCCCCGGTATCCCTCATCATAGGGCTGCGCAGCATCGAACTTTCCCGAGAGAAAGATCTGTCCGATCCGCGGGACCAGAGTGTTTGTGTCTGAGAAGAGAAGCCGCCAGTAGCGCTTTCTTACCGAATTGAATTCAAACTTGTCGATGAGACCCGTTGGACTGAACACTTGCAGCTCTGCGATAGCAGATACCGGAATGGCGAACGACGGATTGTCAGTTGCATCATACTGCAGCGCTGTGAGTGTCATCAGGTTGATATTGTGACTGTCCAGAATAAGCGTGTCGATCGCTTTAGCAATTCCAAAATCGATCTTGAGTGTTTGGCTGTTTGTGTTGGCGGAACTGCGCCATTCATCCGTCGGGATATACGTGGAGAGATTGGAGAGCGGATAGTTGGCATCTTCCGTCAGGCTCATCGTGTAGACATTTCCGGCGAGGTCGCCGGCGTAGAAGCGAGGATAGCTCATGTCAATACCTCCAGGTCCATCGACCCGTTCTGATACAACGTCTGCCCCATAATGGGCCCGGATCCTGTCGTGCCGATCTTGCTCGTGCTGAAGCTGGCTGTGCACTGATCCATAATCTCATACTGGAAGAGCGGCACGATGCCCAGGGGGATCCGGATGAGCGACCGATCGGTTTTGAAGAACTGCCACATCCAGAAGAGAAGATGCTTGATCAGTTCCGTTGGGATCCAGTCATTGCTTATCGTGAGGGTCCGCTTGTCGCCGAAAACTCCCTTATCGAAGACGACGGGACCTGATGAGCCATCATAGGTATGCTTCTCGACGCTGTTGTCGATCGAGATCAGATCGAACGCCTTGCCGTAAAGGTTTTCCTTCGACAGGTTGCTGGCGATATCTGCGTTGACTGTCAAATTGTTGCCAGACGTTTGCGGTGTGCCGCTATCGTTCCCCCTTCGATACACGTACGCCGCCTTGATGCTACTCACGTAGAACATCAAGTTGAACGCCTGGCAAGCTTTGTTGAGCGCTGCTTTGATGGTGATGCCCGTGCAATCCGGCTCGGAGATATATTGAGCAAGAATGGTTCCATACTGCCAAAGCCGGCGGCCAGTCGTGATTCCAAAAATGACGGTGGCATTTGCCATCAGATTCGTTCCATTTGAATACATGCCGGAACTGACGATCGCCGTTGCAGCTCCGCCCGATATCGAGTACAGCGAGCCATTTGAACAGAAGTATCCCGTCCCTCGATCGGGAGAGTAGAACATATCAATGACGTCGTCCACACTCAGAGTGGCGACGACGGCTTCTGCCGACGATGTGACTGACTTCACCCGCTTGTTGGGTGAATCCCAATAGTAGACCTTGCCTTCGCCGTCGCTCCAGAGACCATAGGTGAATTCATCGGTATAGGCATGGAGGTTTCCACCGTCGGACCAAACTCCTGAGCCGCAGCTGATATAATGGATATATTTGGTTCCACCTGATTCCCCATTGAAAAAATAATGCTCGGATCCACCCCGTTTAACTCTTCCCCATGTTCCGAGGCTATCGAATGCCGGCGTGAGAGCTGCTTTGGCATAAATGGCCTTTTGGGTGAAGTTCAATCCGTCGAACTTCAGCTGATAGACCGTCTGAATTGTGTTGGAGATATAAACGAGGCATCGATTCGATGGCAAGACGTCGATTGTATTCACGTTTGCGAACTGGCCGGTATCGCATTCCGCTGAGAGCGAGAGGCCCACCAGGTCCCATACTTTTACCTTCTCATGCGCACCGGTATAGACGATCCAGAGCCAATGATTTGTCTCATCGGCGAAGAGCCGATCGACTGTGGCTCCCATATCCCCGAGAAGGGTATAGACGTCGGAGGTGTATGCTCTCTGATAGACCTTTGAGCCGACGGCAACGAAGATCGTATTGTCGCTCATGCAAGCAGAAGCCTGTACCTCGCCCATAGATGCATCATCCCCAGGAGGAATATCCAGGAAGGAGAGATAGGCGTTTCCATCATAGGATGCGATCTGTGTCGTGTCGAATACCTGCGAGGTAAGACCTATCTGTGTGAAGGCCTGCGAGAGGAATCGTTTGATCCAGATCGAAGAGTACCACGTATAGGGAAGCGTGTCGCCGGCGTTGATCACGATGACAGATTGCTGCAAATTGGCATCGACTGATAGCGTTCCGTTGACCCTCACCTTCAGCTGTTCGGTATTGTCTTTGTTCTCTAGAATGAAATCCGGTCCCACGCTTAGATCCACATACTCGCCATCGTCCAGTTTCGCCTTTGCCGGCGTCCCGGATCCGTCGAAAGTCACGGTGTGCACGCCAGGCTTGAGAACATAAGATGTGATATTGGCATCCGTCGCATAAAGACCTGAGATCTTCATCAAGAACAGACCCGGATTGCCTGAGCCATCAACGTTCGAGTTAATATATCGCGTGACAAGCCCCTCAGCTGTCATCCTGTTGGCAAGCTCGTCAGCTGAATAGGCTGTGAGCGTCAGCGTATCATCGATCTCGTTGAATTGAATGGAGAGTGGATCGACCCATCCGGAGAAGGCCTCGACCACATCCGTTGCAAGATCTGTTTCGGAGAGTCCAATCTGCAGCTGGACCTTCAACTCGATGTTCTGGCCGGCGGAAGTGTTGAAGACGGTATTGTCCCACCAGGTGATGTGAACTGGCCCAGCTGGTATTCAACCTTCGAGCGGATCTGTGGCAGGCTATGGACTCGTGTCGTGCAATCGATCCAGGTCCCGGTACTCAATGCCTCATCGAGATTTGCCGTCTTCTTGCAGTACACCTTCCACTGCATAACCTTCGCGGCGCCCTTGGCGATTGAGATGAACTTGGATGTGGGGGAGAATCTCATTGTCGATTGATGGTTAGGAAGCGGCCAGTGAGACGTTCGCTCGGCTGTTTACAGCAATCTTGTCGATCGTCTGGCCGGTTGCACGCACAATGCCACTGAGTGCGTCCAGGATTGCTTCCTGCGAGGTCATTGGCGCATGATTGTTGAATATGATCGTCGTGCCTGAGTTTGCCCGATCTTCCGGAGTACGAACATCCGATATAGTGGTAGATTTGCCACCTCCGCCCAGTGCACCTGTGGCTATACCTGCGATGCCCGTGAAGAACCCGCCAAAGCCAATTGCCGGGAAAAGAAATCCGAGCAATTGCGAGAACAGTGCTTGCGAGGCGAGCTGGAACGCCATCTTCACCAAGGAGTCACCGACATCCTTGACAAGGTTCTTGAATAGATCATCGACCTTGGCTACATTCCCGGAGAAGTAGTCATAGAAATCGTTTGCGGTCTGCTGAGCCAGTTGATCCACAGCATTGAGGGCCCTTTGCCATCCAGCATCAAATACCTCGATGTTGTCTGTCATCTGCTTTAAGGGATCTTCGTTGCTTAGATTTTCCTTCTTCAGATCAAACGGCGACATCATCTTAGAGGCATCCCGCTTGTTGATCAACGCCTTCACCGCGGTTGGGAGCTTGGCCCACGTTTTATCGAGTTCTCTGAGTGCCTTCAGCTCCGGGAATTGATCTTCGATGGCTTTGTCGGTTGCACTTTGGAGAGTCTTTCCCTCCCGGAGATTTGCCATAGCACGATCCTGGACCAGATTCTGCTTGACGAGCTCGAGGCGTTGTCGCATCAGATCCAATTCGTGTGCTGACAATTCTGAACTACCTTGGATATAAAACATACGCTGACGCTCATAATCGATCTCTTGTCCGAGATACTTTTCCGTTATCGTGCCATGCACCTTCAGTAATGCAATCTCCTTGTCGAGCCCTTCAATGCGTTGCATCTCCTCCAAGTTCAGTTGTTCAGCCGGCTTCAGTGCTGCATCATACAGACCGACCTGAGCCTGAAGCGATTTCAGCGTTTGATCGAGTGAGTTCTGGTTTTTTGTCGGGAAGAAGAGCTCGATGAGCGGCTTGTCTCCTAACAGAGTCGGGCTGGCATCCTTCATTGCCTTCTTCGTTTTTTCGATTTCAGCAAGCGCTTGAGACCGGAGTCCCTCAATCTGCTTCTGACCGAGTCCGACGAGTGTCCCTTCGAGGTTCTTGATCCCCTTCTCTGCGTTCTTTGCGTGAGCTTCGGTCTGATCCAGGAATGCATATAAAGCAGTGCCACCGGCTACGAGACCGGCTATGGCGAGAGTTGTTCCGCCCGTGCTCACACCGAGCGATGCCATCGTGAAATCAATTGCCTGGAAGGATGCGAATCCGGACATCAATCCCGTATTTACTTTCGCTAATGCTGCGGAGTGAGCGCCATACTGAGTGGTCAGCATCCTGGTCGAATTACCCACGGCGTCGACGACATTCCTACCTTCACGGAAGAGAAATGTCTGCTGGCGTTGTTCTACCCGCTGATCACGGATCCACTGGGTGAGTTTGTTTGTGCTCTGTGCATGCTGGTCTATAGCCCTCGATCCGGACTCTACCTCGCCGACAAAGCGATTCCAGGTAGCAGTCGCTTCATCCTTTAGATCCATCCCGAGTTCAATGACCGGCGCCATCAGCTTGTTTCTTTCGATAGTCAGCGAGTTCTGATCTGAAGATCCGGCGAGCGCTGGTCAGCACTGCCGGCAGTGTGAAGTATTCAGTATGCGAGAGTGTGATACAGCCGTTTTCAAAATCGAACAGATATTCGACAAGAGTCTTGAACCGTTGTAGATTTTCCCTCAACTCGTCGGGATCCGGGCGTCTTCCCTGTTCGTCTTCGAGAACACCTCCGCCATTGATCAGCGCTGGATCCAGCGCTATGTCAATGACGTCACGGAGTTTTTTTCCTCTTTCTCCGTGATAGTATTGTCTTCTTCGATCGCATCGGCCAGTTCGGCGATAAAGGGCTTGACGAAATTGAGCGATTCGTCTGTGAGTCCGGTGCGCTTTCCCACCTCGAGCACATCGAACTCCTTTATCTCGAACGTGGCCGGGGATCCGTCTTTTGTCTTGAAGTCCGTCGGAAAGCCTTTGAGGCCAAACCGCACCACTTCCCTATCATGCCAGTGGCTGTTGATTACAGCATCGGCGGAACGTAGATTGTCCGTTCCCGATCGCTTGTATAGGATTGTTTTGTCTGACAGATGGGAAGCGAGTGCGGAATCAAGAACGCCGATGAGAAACGGTGAGGCCTTCTTCTCATCGGCTTTCAGATAGAACTGTCGCTTTTGGTTTGCATCGAAGGCGATGATCATGGGGGAATCCCTTCAATAATGATTGGAGAGCTGTGAATTGAGACTTCTACATCTTAGGTGAATGCCATTACCAACGAATCGTCTCCTGTGTTGCGCACAATGGCAGCTTCAACCTGGAACGCCCTCATGCCGTTTACATCCACCGCTGTCACCTTCTGATACTCGACGACTGCGAGCGTCACGGTCATGATCTTGCCAGCGCCATTGTTGATTGCGAATGTGAGCGCCCCGGTTGTGCCGGCGGCCAGCTTGCCAAACCAGTCATGCGTTGCGACAAGCGTTGCATCGACAGTGAAGTTCACCTTCGATTTCCAGCCGGTGATCTTGTAGCCTTTGATGCCGGCGATGCTGTTCACGTCCGGAATCTCGACCACCTCATTGCCCAGGTCGATCTCGAGCTTGTGTACGATCGGCGTAAAGGTGTGAACTGAGACGGCCATCGATTGCACCTTCGGAGGTGCAACTGTATCCGGCGTGTTTGCCGGGATCGCTGCGTCTGTGACGGCTGCCCAGAGCCCCTTCAGATCCCATTCGGCAACTGCAGTCTTCCCAGGCTCGAAGATCAGCTTGCTGCTTCCGATCGCACCGGCAACGACGTGGAGGATCCCGTCTTGATAGGCCTTCAGCGTCGCAGATTTGCCGGGTCCCAGGTAACTTGCAGATGCCGGAGCCGATGTCCGTGCATAGGTGACACTTGTGGCGCCGACGATCGTTTCCGTCAACCCGCATGCCTGGAGTAGAGGACTTATGACGGGGGGCGTGGCGACCACTCCGGAGGGTTTGATATCCGTCTTCACCTTCGGCTCATAGTGCAGTTTGCCACGGCCGGACGGGAATGCATCGAGAGAACTAGAATGCCACAGCTTCTCGAGGAGCTCCGCATCCGGATTGAACTCGATATCCCAGGCGTTGATAAAGTCGGTTGCGGCGAGCGTTTCAGGCGTATTCTGGGCGGCTTCTGTTTTTGCTCCGAAGACTTCTTTACGGGTTAGCATTTATCGCCTCCTCAGCCTTCGGCTGTTCAAGTGGTTTGGGCTCTTCAAACTTTTCAGGAGTCTCGACGAGATTGCCGGTGCCGGGATCCCGAACGGTCTGAGTGACCCGATTTGGAGTAGTGTCTTCCATTGGTTTATTTCACCTCACGCTGTAGTTGGAGGAGCTTGATTTGATCGCTTAATGTCTGATCGAGTGAACTCCACATCTGCACGAATTGCTTGATCAATGAGAGCCGATTCTCCGTGAGCAAACCGAAGGGGATCCGGAGCAGTAATTGATTGTCATCGCTCACATAGTTGCCATCCGGACCGATCATCAGGACCTTCCGCTCGTAGCGGCCGCCGGTTGTGTCATGGAAAATTGCCTTGTTCTGAGCGTCGGCCTTCAGTGCAGTCTTGCCGAAATGAACGGATTCCAGGAGTTGCTGGAGTGAATCACATTTGGCTTTCAGTGCTTGTAGCTCTGGATGCTTCTTCGATGCCTTCACAGCCTGGTCCAGCTGATGCAGGTCCGGGACGATCGGGACCGGTTGAGTTTGTGCTGTGAGCATCATTGTGGCCATCAAAAGGGCGGCGATGAGAAGAAGGGGGAAACGTTGCATGGTGACTCCTTTGAAAATGTGTGGGGGATTGGTGGAATCTCTATCTATACTTTCTAACGATATCCTAGCCGACAGTTTGGTTTTATTCTTTTGTGAGACTCAGGTTATCCCACAATACCCATCCAGTAGAACTCGGACGGAGACTTATGTAGAAAGTAGATGTTGTCGTTAATGGGGGGATCGTGAATGTAAACTCAATTTTTGTCCATGTGGATGCATTAAGTGTGGTATAATTCAGAAACAGTTCTGACGTAGACCCGACATGCACCTCTGCGTTGGATATCCCATAGGCACGTTTAGCATAGCCAACAAAACGGACAGTCCGAAATGAATTTCCCGGAAAATAGGCCAGCAAATAATTTGATGGACCCGTCTCCGCACAATTCCCGGTGATCCCCGCTGCGGTGTCTTTCGGAACACCAACGGCTTGCCAACCCTTCCAGCTTCCAGTCTGAGAAAGTTCAAAATTTCCGTCATAGAGGTAATTGGTTGATGCAGTTCCGTATTTTGCATAGAGTGATCCTGTCGGAGTCAGGACTTTGACTAAACCACTATCAACTCTCACTTTTAGGGAATCCAAAAACTTCTTGAAATTCGTCGTGTCTATGTTGCCACCTATTCCGAAATCAGCCGAGTGGAAAAGAAGGTCAACAGCATATCCCCCATTTATTGCATTATCAACCTCTGTGAGATTTTGTGCAACAGTGAATGAATACCCTGGACGATGACCAACAAAATGCTTTCTTGCGGCTGGCAATCCTGTATACTCATTAGTGGCAAGGTATGCTGATGATGTTGAATATATTGATTTGATCATTGTGGCATATTTGTTTCTTGCTTTTGCTTCAGTGTTGAGCAACAACTCGCCAGACCAGCTCCCAGGAGCAACAAAATGCTGAACAAACAATGAGTGAGCTTCAAGGCTGTCCTTTGAATCCTTTACCTCTTTTAAAAAATCTGCAAGATTGTAGCTACTGGCAGTAGCATGTGAGTAGCTATGATCCATAATCTCCATACCACTCAGTTGCATGTTTTGAAGGTCAGCATAAGTCAAGTTCCCTGCTGTCCCAATACTATTCGCTATGATGGCAAAGCCACCAACCAATTTTCTCGAGACCAGTTGCCGGAATGTGAAACTGCTATCTAGTTTTGTGCCGTCATCGAATCGGAGCGAGACAACCGCCCTTGTAGCCCCAATACCATCAAAGACCGCACTTGCCTGCCTTGTCACGTCCACCGCACTCATATCCAACGGAACGGGCGGGAGCATGTTCGCCTGCCAGTCAAGTGTGTCTGCCGCTCCAGCTGTTCTTAGGGTCCCGCTCTCCGGAGCATTGGCGTTGTATTTCAACCAACCATGCTGACCAGATGGAAGAGCCGGGACGAGTCCGCCAAGCGATGCCGTTGCTTGGCCGTTGGCGATGTATATTTCGGATGCGCGAATTTTGCCAAGAAGCAGGGAAGCCGTATCCGATGGATGCAGGATGCTAGTGATGCCGGCTCCATTGCCGATCAAATAATTGACATTCACCGTATCCCCGAAATAGTCATTGGCAACATTCAGCCATCGTGTCTGGCTCGAATAATTACCATTAATGTAGGCAGACCCGACTGTGCCAGAGGTTATATTCGAGGCGTTGAGAGACATCAGACCGACACCGTTGCCGAGATAGTGATTAAAGTAAGCGGTATCGCCGGCGAAGTAACTGCTGGTATTGGTGAATCGGAATTGAGATGTGTATGTTTGAGAGGATCCGAATGCGATAAGCATGCCGTTCGAATAGATCCTTCCATCCCGGTTCATTGCAACCTTGCCGAATGTCAGCCACTGCTTCGTGATCGTCGCCTTGAGAGTGTCGCCCTGGGTGTACCAGAGCGGGACCGGCTGGGCATATAGCGAACCGCCCGCCACGAGGGCGAGCAGGACCAGAGCAGCTGCGATACGTATGAGAGTTTTCATGCTCAGATCTCCATCCGGTTCGTGTCATACATTACTATGAGCGATACTTTGCCACCGATCACGGTCTGCTCTTCCTCATCCACATCGATCTCATCTCCCTCGCTTGTCACATCGATCGCCAGTCCGCCCAGTGTCGCATCCGCTTCGATCGCTGCATAAACATCTGCCACACATTTGTCATACGTCTGAATGTCACGACACACGATGGAGAGCTGAAACGCCGCCTGCTTTACCCAGCGATTGGTGCTCCCTCCGGATTGCTCGTTCAGCACGTTTCCCTTCAGGTCCATCAGGTTGCAGCCGGGGATCTCATTGTCCTCGAACTTGTCTGATACCGGCCGCCAGACATGCACGCTGCTTCCGAGGCTCGTATGGAACGATACTCCGGCAGCGATCGTCTTCAGGACGGTCTCAAGCTGGTCGCGAATCAGGGTCCGTTTGAGTGGCGGAAGCGACATCTGTTATGCCTGTGTGAGTATGAGAACCGTGATGCCCGTTCCATCCGGCTGGGTGTCCATGATCGACCAATCTTCTCCCCCGATCGTGAGCGTGCAGCCGTGCGTCACATCCGGAATGTCGATATCCCTGCAGGTTGCCTGGGGCTTTGCACTCTCCACACCGATGCCGGCAAGGGTGATATCGGAGGACTGGCGATCGAAGATGACCAGAATGACCCGAGGATCTCCGGCCTCGGGCGTGAAAAGCGCCTCGACACAGAGATCCTCATTGAAAAACTCGTCAACCGGCTGGATGGGGAGTTCGGACATGCGGACCTCTCAAGGTTTCCAGAGAAAGTCGAGTGTGTATTTCTTCGTCGACGGCTTGCCTCCATCGCCATTGCACCATGATCTGAACGATGCGATTACGAAGTATTCGACGCCTAGGTCAATGATGTTATCGGTTGCATGGTTGCGCAGGACGAATTCCTTCGCAGGTATGATCGTTGCGGCCGAAGCCAAGCTGTCCGTCAAAACTGTTGTCCATGCCGTTGCACCGATCACCCGTCTTTTTACTACAATTCCCACCGTGCACGAATCCGCTGCAGCGATTCTGATTGCAGCCATCGATGGCGCCCCGCGGAACGTGACGATTGTCCCTGCGGCAAGTGGATGCGGCAGCGTGTCCACCTGGGAAGCTGCATATTGCCTGGCGTTTGCAAGGCGATAATAGTAAAGCGTGTTGGCGAGCGTTGGCGTCGCTGATTGCTGTGCTGTCAGGCCCGACGGCAGGAGCACCACCAGCGCCAGGACGGCGATCAAAAGAATGCCAGTTGTTTTCATTGATTCCTCCACTTTGGATGGTGATGCTCCGGCCAATCGTGGCCGGAGCCTGGACTACAAAACGAATGCTGCTGATCTTACCTCTTCTCTTCCTTCTTCTTCTCTTCCTTCTTCACAGGGGGTTCCCACTTCAGATCCTCCGTTGCCCGCTTGATCTGGCACAGATATTTAATCTCGGTCTCCGGACCTTCAATGATATCGCCCGGGACCTTATGCTGGCCGTTGAACCGGCACTTGTAGATGATTTTGGCTTTGATGATCTTCTCTGCCATGGCAGAACTCCTTCTATTGGGGGATTGATATGCGGGGCCAGCAACAATGGCCCCGCTTTTATTTGTCATCAAGGGCAGAAGCAACTCAGCTGATTAGCTCAGATCTGAGCAGATACTGAACGCACCGGCATGACGGACTGCGACGTCAAAGGAGACGAAGCCCCGGACACGGATTGTGCCAGCAGATCCGCCAGTATAAGGATCGACCAGGATGTCGAGCGATCCCCATTCTCCGACGATTGCCTGAGCCCAGTCGCCGAAGAAAATGTAACCGGCGTCGATCTGGTTCGTGACGTTGACCGGATAGCCGTTCATCCGCTGATCCCTGTCAATCAGGAACTCGGCAGTGTTGAGAGCCTTCAGACGGCCTTTCAGAATTCCGCGGGCTGCAGCGCCCATCACGTAGCTCATCGTTGCGACGTCCGCGTTGGCTGACGCAACGTCGGTTTCGAACTCGACCGCTTGCTCCCAGCCAAAGCCTGCACCGGAAACCGAGCCGACGCCATTGACGCCAACGATGCCCGTCGGCTGAGGAGCACCGGATCCATGGAACACGGCCTTGTCGATTCCCAGGGCGCATTCCTGCGCGATGTCATCCTGAACGAGCATGTCGATGCTGGGCGTCGATTGGAGCAGCAGCTGACGGCTGTAATCCATATACATCCCACCCGTCCTCGGGGTCATTGTCACCTGTGAGGTGACAATTGCAGACTCTCCGGCAGGAGCTGTGTTCTCGGCGACATAGTAGAACGTGCCGGCCGTGGTCTGCTTCGGGATTGCGATGTTTCCAACGAGACCCGTCATCCGCTTGACGCCGAGCTGGAACGCCAGCATCTTGTTGCGAAGCAGCTCGATGAACGATCCGCCCATGAGCGTTGTCCCGACCAAATCGCCAGCTGCATGCTGGGCACCGACAGTGAGATCTCGCCGGGCGATTCCGAACTGGCGGAGCACCCGATCGAGCTCCTCGATCTGCCGTGGGCTGACAGCCATTTCCCGGGCCTGGATGTCATACGGGACATGAAGGCCGCCGCGGAATGCCGGTCCGACCGTCTTGTCGAGCGCTGCGGAGCATTCCTCCTCGAATCCGGTATCCACCTTGTTGCCATGGACATCCGTCAGGTTCGGCTCAATCCGTTTCATCTGCGCGAGGACGACATTGCGCATCCGATACCGCTTGACTTCCTTGTCAGAGAGTCCGAGAAACGACTGCGGAGTCTCCAACGGTTTTGAATCATTGACGCGGAGATAGACATCTCCCCGGAACTGCTCCAGAGAGCGCTTCAGCTCGATGGCGTCTTTCGTGAGCTGGTCCATCTTCGCCTTGCCGCCGGTGATGCGGTCCGCAAAGCGGGTCCCGATCGCCGTGATCTCTGCAACCCTCGCATTCTCGATCTTGAGCAGCTCTTCTGCCGTGGGCGGCGCGAGAAGTGTTTTTGTAAGTTCTTCCATTGTTGCCTCCTTTATTCTGATGGAAGGTTGTGGAATGGCCTCAGTTCCCGCGCCAAGTGAACTGTCTGCGGGGTTTGAGGGTGGAATGAAACTTCGAATCGCTTGAACAATCTTTGTCACATCGGAGATATCATCGAGGTCGTAGAAATCGAGGCCGCGTTTGTCCAGGCCGACCGTGATATCGGCGGGGATATCGACGCTGGACCCCTCGATCGGCTCCCAGCTGCATCGATAAGCCTTCAAACCTTCCTCGAGGCATTTGGTTTTCAGCTCGGGGCTCATTTCCTCCGGCTTCATCTCCCGGGCTTCATGGATTATATAGCCGTTCGATGTGTGGACGGCGATGCCATCGGCGATATCTCGCAGGAGCTCCTCGGCGCCGGGATTGCGGGAGAGCCGTGCTGTACCGACGAGTTGGCGATCGACGATCGCACCATTCTCGATCACGCCACGCCTGGTATAATGGTTTTCCATGAAGGGCGGCTTGTTCTGCCAGCGGGTGAGATTAACCATCTCGGGGCTGTGGTCCAGGATCTCAAATCCCCACCATCGTTCGACGGGAGTTTCAGAGGCGAACGACAAAGCAACGGTCCGTTTTTCGATATCAACTGACTCACGGTTGAGCGTTGACATCCGAAAGTGCCGTTGATTCAAGATCTTGTCGGGGAACGATTGCTTGTCCATGGACATGCCTTTCGCTTCAGTGACTGCCATTGTTTGATTTGACCAGCTCGCGAGCCTTGTTCAGGATCGCCTCGGCGCCCGGCTCCGCCGGCACTGGCGCAGCGGTCTTGCCAATGCTCCAGTCGATCACAATTCCAAACTTCTTTGCCAGTGCGTTTGCATCCGCGATATCCTTGTAGATCTGCTCGAGTTTCTTGCCCTGTTCGCCGGCGACATCATAGGGGCTCGCCAGGCCGGAGCGCAATGCCATCACTTTCGCAGTCGTATCTTTTTCCGGATCGACCCAATCCCATGTCCGGCCGACAAAGATGGGCTTGTTGAACTTCTCGAATTTTGCCTCCGGCAGATTGATGGTGCCCTTCATGATCGCCGTCTCAAGCCAGATCGAGAAGAGCGGATAGAGATACGTTTCCGCGAACCATTGCTGAAGCAAGCGCGCTGCATCTCGCTCGGGCAACAGGCCGGCACGCATGGATGAGTAATTGGCGCCCGAGAGATCTCCGCTGAGCGACATCGCTGCAAATCCTACTCCTGTCGCAAAAGCATTCAGCGAGGTGCGCATGAACATATCATGCTGCGTTGTCGGCTGCTTCGGGTCCCAGGGCTCGGGCTTCATGCCTATGGGCAATTCTTCGATTCCCCCGGGTTCGATAGAGGTGATCTTGTTGCCGGCCGCATCCTGGTCTGTTCCCGTATAACTTTCGCCCGGCGCGTCAGCGGCCCTTGTGAGGAAGATCATCTTCGCAGCTGATGCCCGCGCATTTACGACGACAGCCTCTTCATATCCGCTCAATTGTTTCATGCGGAAGAGCGACTGCACAAGCCACGAGATGCCCCGGGTTTGATTGACATACTCACGGTCGAAGCCATGGATGAGTTCGCTCGCCGGAATCTTGTAGTAATCGCGGGCCACGCTTGTGCCGCTATAGAGCTCGTTGATCGGATTGACTTTCCTGATGTAATACGTGATCGGCCTTCGCCACGCGTCGACTTCAACACCCATCTTCACAACGTTGCCGTTGGTTAGAAGGGTGCTGTATTGCTCATCGAGCGCTTCCGGTTCGATCACCTGCGTCTGCAAACCATATTTCGACTGTTTGTTGAATACAGGCCGCAATAATCCTTCGCCATCGCGGCCGATATACTTGATGAGCTGATCGCATACAGCCCGGAAACTGTATTGGCCGCTCACAGAGCAATTGTTTCGCTCAGACCAATCCCGCCACGCGTCTTCTATGAGAGCGTTCGCCGGCTCGTCGGACGTGCCGTCAGGATTCTTTACGTCCATCTGAAGTGTAAAACCTGTGGGACCGATGATGTTCGTGCTCAGGAGGCGCATGTAGGCGCGGCCGAATTCGTTGTTCTTCACCAGATCGCGGGCTCGCTCACGGATGATGACGAGAGACATGCGAACATCGGAATCGATCGATTGACGATAACTGGTCCAATCCGCTGTGAGGCGGTTTACTTGCGCGGCTACATACGTTCTCATGGCCGATTGTTGGCGCAGAGTATCGAATTGCTTTTTCGAGACCAGGCCAAGATTGGACAGGATGCGTTCTTTGATGGTCATGAGATGGAATCGAATCGAGTGAGAATCTTGTTGGACACTTTGAGGCCCTGGTTGATCCGTTCGGCATTTTGTTCCTGCTTAACGAGAGCCTCATAATGATGATACCATGTTATCAGCTCGCCAGGATCGAGATACTTCAGTGAGCGGCCGGCGATGACAATTTCCGACTGCGATTTTGTGGCACGGGATTCGATCGTCGCTTTGATGGCGTCGAATACTTTTTGAACATGCGATCGAGCATCATATTCAGCGGTTCCCTCGACCTGCGTCAGGTCCGCAAGAATCTCGATTCGGCCGCGGGCGATCGTGAAGCGCTCGGTTCCTTTCTCGACATACGATTGCCACTGATAGACCCCGGCGCCATAGTCCGCGGATATGGCTTTCGTGATCGTGATCTTGTGATCATCGCCGTCAGCGACGGAGATGAGATCGATCTGCTGCGGTCCCGAGAGTCGGTAGTTGAGAATCCAGCCGGCGCTTGCGAGATAGTCAGCGAGTGACTCGGTCCAGGTTACTGTGTCGCCTGCTGAGAAGGATTGCGGTTCGTTCATGAGCGCCCTGAAATAAAAAAACTCTGACCGTCTGTGCACAGTCAGAGTTTGGGGTGAATGAGTGAGGGTGATCAGCCCTCATTCCAAAGCTAGTAACCACACTATCAAAGTCAACGTCGTATTACGTCGAATATTTAGAACCGGGTCACCCAATTAGCTCTTTTGACGATTGTTGGCTTTTCTGGCTTGTTTTGCGCGGTTTTAGGATCATCGGCAGGCTTGGGCAGAAGCTTCACGAGCTGCTGAATCTCCACCGAATCGACCAGGGAGAGAATGGAATTGACAAGCCAGGTCGGAGAGACGCGCAAGTTGCCGGAGGCCCCGAGGATCTTGTTCTTATTTTCTTCCCAGAGATCAATGTGCATCCGGATCTTTCATCAATATTCTTTGACCCAGTTCTTACCGCGGCGAAAGAACGGTTTTGCCGGTGTGGATTTTGCTTCTGATAAATGCTCAGGTGAGTTTGGATCCTGCCTCCGAACGTTGCTCTCTTCAAAGGCTTTCATCTTGGTCTCGAACATCGTTGCGAGTTTCTCCATGCTCGGATTCAGCAGCGTAAATGCGGCGAGATTATAGACCTCGCAATCAAGCATTTCATTCGCCATGCCATCCGGCAGCACCCAGATCTTCGTCGGATTGCCTCGTACGCGTCGTATCTCTGCCTTTTCTGACGTCAGCTGATCGAAGTAGTCTTTGTCGCACTGCAGGTTGAAATGCATGCAGCCGGGTTTCGGTTTGCCCTGCGGATCCGGTTCGATCAAGAGCCGATCGTAGATCAGTTGCTTGCCGGCGTCGACGCCGACGAGGAAGAGCGGAGATTTGATCTTGCGATTTGTCGACTGTTTGATGAATGTCTTTCCAAAACCGCCCATGCCTTTGATTCCGAAGAACCGTTTTCTCATACGGGCTTTGACATACTCATAGGCTTCTTTCGTGTGATGTCCGCCTGTATCGATGCCGACCGCGAGCACGCCGCCCAATTGACCGAATTGTGCCCGGTAGCCATTTTCATGTTCGAACTCTTTGAAGATATACGCATCGAGCATCTCCCACGTCGACTTATAGGCGGGAGAGCCTCGAATGACAGTCCGATCGACGAGCCAACTCTCATCTCCTCGCCCCCATCCTTTGACAATCGCCTCGAGCCGGTTGTCCTGCGTATCAACACTGATGAGCAGGAAGATGACTCCTGGAGGGACCTTTTGATAACTCTCTCTTCGAGCCAGCAACGAACCCCCATCGAATTCATACGCCTGGTTCTCCACGAATGTCTCTCCGAAGACTTTATTGATGACCGGTTTCAATTTCTCGCGCCGTTTCTCTGCCTTCAAGAACTGATCGGCGATCTCCAGCCAGGTTGTCCAAGGTGAATAGAGACGATTGATATGGAACCCTGCATGATATTTGATCTCGGGCCGTTGCTTCTGCCATTGTCCATGCCGGATCATTTTCATTTTGTGACGCTCGCCGATATCTTTTCCGCAATTCCCGCATTGATAACAGACCCAGGAGAGATTGGCCCGGTCGAATTTCAGGAATCCTTTTGCGAGATGAGAGAACTGAGACTGCGGACCGAACACAAGTATCTGGAATTCGCCACAATATGGGCAAGGAACATGATAGAATCGTTGATCGGATTCCTTCCAGGATACCTCGATGCGTGACAGTTCCCGGATTGTTGGCGTGCTCGTATAAATAAAAAGCCGATTGAGGAAGTTTGCTGCGCGCTGTTTGCCGAGATCGATCGGATCGCCCTCGAGCCCGGCCGACGGCGGATATTCATCCGTCTCATCGAACGCAACAATCCTCATCGAGTAGGAGGAAAGCGAGCCCGGAGAGTTGGCGCCTCCGATGACAATGTGACCGCCGGGAAAAGTCTTGAAGAGGATCTCATGCCTTGCATCTCTGGCCTTCGCTTCGGCGACTTTGTTTTGAAGACATGGATTGTCCCTGATCATCGGCCCGAGATTCAATTTGGACCAGGCTTTGCCTTTGGCGAGTGTCGGATCGATAAGAAGAATTGGCGACGGGTCGTAATCGATGAAATACCCCAGGATGTTTTCTATGACCGTTGTTTTGCCCATTCGAGCTGCGGTCATGAAGGTGAGTTCCTGCATGCCAAGTTCGTTGGCTGCATCCATCATCTCACGCTGATACTCCGCCCGGGAAGTGTAATACTTACCTGGCTCGCTTGCGGTCTCGGCGCTGAGCCATCGTTTTGCGTCGGCCCATTCGCTTACGGTCATTGGCGGCGGCGGCCGGAGCATCCGGAATGCTCTCGGAAGTGCTTTGATGACCCAATTTCGCAGCGCTGCGGAGTGCGTCTGGTATGTTTGAGAGGTCTGTGAGAAGGTCATGGACCAGGGTTTTCAATGTTTGCTCCCGCTCGGCTGGAGACTCTAGCCCTTCGAGCTGTGGAGCTGCAGTCCTTGGGAAGATCATTATTTTGTGGCGCAGGATATTCAACCCGCGCTCCAGGATCGGAATCGCATCGTCGATGTTGATTACCTCGCCACGCTGGCGGGCGAGTGTGATCTGTTTCAAATCTGCCTGGACCTGCCAGAGTCGTTTGCGTGCCCCACTCTCACTCTCGCCTCCGGTCCGGGCAAGCCGGATCCGCTTCTCATAGTCATCGACGATCCAGGGGATAGCTTTTGAGAGCAGATAGAGCCCCCTTCCATCTCGAGGCAGGCCGCGCTCCTTGACATCCTTGTTCACTGTGCGAGGTTCACGCTTGAGGAGTAGTGCGAGCTCAGGAAGTGTCCGGGTATCACGCCTCGCCTTCTCTATCTCCAGTTGCTGTCGTTGCCGATCGATGAGCCAGTGAAAGACCTTGACCAGGTCGAAGAGGATGATTCCTCTCTTGCGACTTCGATATGGCAGCGCCTCCTTCTTGACCAGGCGCTCAATCTCCTGGACTCCGGTCCGAAAGAGATAAGCGAGCTTGCGTTGGTCGATCTGGGGTTTGGGTTTGGACATTTAGGTTTTTGGAAACGCTCGAACGCGAGCTTCTTTGGATCTGAAATCTTCAAGTTGAATTCTTGCGACGGCTCGTGAAGTCGTCCAGAAGATCGCTCCATTCGTAAAGCATACCCATTTTTTGATGGAGGGGATCCAGATTCCCCACACTTTTTTATCATGAGGCCCATCATCGAGCGTGACTGTTTGCGTGATTTGGCATTTTGGCAGTTGTCTAAAAAGATCTATTCTTTGTAGCACCGCGTCGGCTGAAGATATTAATCCAAGTCGTTCATTCTGTTCTATTGCTTTCAGCGCCAATTTGAGATCGATTGTTCGATCCGGTTTAGGTCTCGGTGGCGGTTTAGGTATTGGGCGAGGTGGTCCTGATGGTAGTCCCATGATCTATTCCTTTTTCGGTGGGGGTGCGAGCGTCGCACGGTTCTTCAATTCAGATCCTCCTATGCCATTCATCGCAGCTCTCGGTTGCGATCGTTCTCGGATATGCGGTCCGGATACCGTTGCCGGCGAGATCATTCACCTGTCGACCTGCGCCTTTTATGCAGACGCCCTGTCTTGCCCGGTCCTCGTGCGACCAGAAGTGACAGGTGCAACAGATTTCGTTTACTGCGCTGAGCTGGTCCTTCTCGGCGGGAGTGAGCGGTGCGGTTCTCATCTGATCTCCGGGTATTGCATCCATTCCCGGCCATCGATTTTGCGACCACCGTTTTTCTTGCCCACGCGAATCATCTCTGTGACTGGATCCCAATAATGGAAGCGATGGTCTGGCCAGGATAGCGAGGCGAATCTGGCTACATCTGAGAGCTCTCTTCTCGGAGCCCATTCTCCCCACTGTTTGAAGAAGAATGGAACCTCAGCCGCCACGCATTGATCTCTCAACGATCGCACCCAATCCCGATGCATAGGTCTGGCATTGGGACCGCTCTCACCGCCGACGATGATCCAATCGATGTACGGAATGGGAGCACTTTGGCGGTCATACATTATCCGCTGATCGATTGAATGAGCGATCCTTGCAAGTTCACCGCGAATACCCGGCAATGCGGCAGCGAGATTGATGGGACCGAGCAATGGTTCACAGCTGACAAATCTGACTGCAGCAGGTGTTGCAAGGAGATATGGGATCCGTTTCTCCGCAGTTTCCTGGTCCTCGCAGCTTACGCCGAGCCAGATATTGGCTGCCAATGAGAGACCCATGTCCTTCGGCCACATTCCTGGCTTTTTGTTGAACCACTCGAGCATCCGGGACGGGCGCTTGGTGAGAATCTGAAAGGTATGTTGGCCTGCCATCCCCATGACGGAAAAGACCCTAGCAATGAAGAGATCCGGAACACTCTCATGGAATAGATCGCTCATTGAATTCACAAACACGCGGCGAGGACGTCTCCAGTGCAACGGCTGCTCCAGAGGATCCGGATGCAGCTGCACGTCTGTGAATGAACGGCCCGGCCAGAAGCGCTTCATCTCCCGCTCCGCATAGCAGTTCTTGCAGCCCTGGCTCACCTTGGTGCAGCCGGTGACGGGATTCCAGGTTGCATCGGTCCATTCGATTTTGCTTTTGTCTCCCATCACTTTGCCTTGCGGGATTTCTTCCTGCCAGTCTTCGGCTCGATGAGCTGCAGCTTCTCGGATTCCGGCTTATGACTGATCTTGATCAGATACTCTCCATGCCGGACCTGTTGCCTGTTGGTCTTCCGGAGAAGGCCAAGGAGATTGCGCGCCTGGATCTCGCGGCGTTCCTTCGTTTGTTTTTCTTCCTTCACCAGCTGGATGTAACGGTCCGCGATCTTCGCGGCTTCTGGATCCAATGGATCCTCATTGAAGAGACGATCGTCAGGCATGACGGAATCCTTTTTTAGTTAGGGAATTAGTCGTAGCCGTAGCCGTAGCCGTCGCCGTCGCCGTCGCCGTAGCCGTAGCCGTCGCCGTCGCCGTAGCCGTAGCCGTAGCCGTCGCCGTAGCCGTCGCCGTCGCCGGAGCCGTAGCCGTAGCCGTCGCCGTAGCCGTAGCCGTAGCCGTCGCCGTAGCCGTCGCCGTCGCCGTAGCCGTAGCCGTAGCCGTAGCCGTCGCCGTAGCCGTAGCCGTAGCCGTAGCCGAAAGAAGTTTGGCCATCCTCGCCTATAAATGACTTTGCCATTTCTCCTCCGCACAGTCGATTGATGCGATGACGGTTTGTTCATGGAATCGCACAGTTGGGCATGAGTCAAGCACTGTGTCTTTGGTCGGTCCATTCTCCGCAATCTCCCCGAGCCCTTTGGTCGTTCCCCATTTGCGAACATTGTGGGCATGTTCAAGCGAGCATCGTTCGCCAGCTTTCTTGAACTGTCCAACAAAAACCCAACCTCGCTGTAAGATGACAATGCGCAGATCTCGTTTCTTTGCCATATAGCCTCCGATTATTTGGTGATCTTAATCTGTCGACGGGTTGTTCCGCCAAACAGTGAATCTTGAAACGTCTGAATAATTTGCGCAGATGGGATGACGCCGCACTTTGTGCAGCATCGATACTTCTGATCAATGGCATTCGAGCCACACGACTTGCATTTTGTCAGCGGCTGCGTCATTGTCATCAGATGAGTTCCTTTGCATCGTCGCTGAGTGCAAGTCGGCCGCCTTTGCGAGATTCCAGATTGAGTAGCTCGATGGCTTCCTGGACGAGACCAGTCAAGAGTGAATTGACAAACTTGTCGAAGATCTGCGTCTGGATGAGCTGTTTCCCCTTCTCAGTTGGCCAGGCCGATCGGAGCGATACTCCGTATTCGATCAGATCGCGATTACAGGCCCGGTCCATTGCCGCAAGACAAACCTTCTCCGGAGCGTTGAACCATTCCATGAGATGGTCCGTTGCAAATTTGCCGGGTGTTTGAGGCTGGACAGAACATGCCAGGCATACGAAGAGATCAGAGATGTCTTTGCGTTGGAGTCGCCGAGTCGAGAAAGCCAATCGGACTGAAGATTCGGATGGGCTCATTGTGCTCCCCCTTGCCACTCCCACAAGCTGAGTGCTCCTTTTACCGGGACCGGCGGGGAAATGATTTTAATGGCCGGTGAGAAGATCCACGCCCAGCGTCTGGGACCATAGTCTCCGAAGCATCTTTCCTTCTCCGACAGATGGCTACAGTGAGTTGTTGGCATGATGGCAACGAGCCCACGAATGCAAAGTATGTGACCGAGTAGGAACGTCGGCCCGAAGCCGTGTCGTTCGAATGCTGCCTTCACCTGGGCGTGATAGCAGAAGCCTCTAGCGGCCATCGGCATATTCTTCGCCGCGTGGATTGCGAGCTCGCCCCGATAGTCGGTCCTCCAAGATCGGGTCTCTACATTCTTTTCTCCCAGCATCATCAGGGATGCCCAGGGCTCGGTGAGAGTGAGGGCTTTCATCAGAGGAGCTCCGCTATGATGTGATTATATACCTGCTCGATCTCATCATCGCTCGCTTCGTGAAAACCGAGTTCATCTTTGATCTTTGCCCTCAGATTAGGATGAGTCGTTGCATGTTTGTCCTCGCGTCGCGCGAAGCCAGCTGCATGTAATGCCTTTGAGATTTCTCTGACCTTGTCGTTGCCGCTGCCACTGCCGGCGGCCAGACCGAGACAGCGCACCAGAAGATCCGACTGACTCACTCCCCGCTGCACGCTTTCCACGAACTTGAGGACCTTCTTCTTGTCCTCTGACAGCTCGGCAATCTGTTGCAGGATCTTCTCCTTCGCCTCCTGGAGGAATGTGCTCTTCAGGGCTTTCACCGGTTCGACGGATTGGGTCATCTGGACCGTGGCACCCATCTTCGGTACCCGGGCAAGGACCGCGTCGACGATGTTTTCCACGAGGCGCCCCTTCATCGGGAGTTCCTGCATAACCTTTTGTGCGATCTCTTCGACATCGATCTTCACCGCCGGCCGATCGATATTCTGATTCGAAACTACTTCAGCGAGTTTGCGGACATACGACATCACTTCATCGAGCTGTTTGTTGAAATCCCTTCGGAGATCTACAATGGATTTCTTTACCTCTTCGAGTGTGAGCAGCTTCTCATCGAGAGCAGCGGTTGCTGAAGGCTTCGGCAGGGCCGGCATACTTGCGGAGAGTGGTTTGGTGAGCTCATCGACATCCTTTTCCCCCCGGGCCACAGCTTCTGCGGTCGCATGATCCAGCCACGCCGGCTGAACATAGACGAGCTTGCTCATCGACGGTGTGCACGCGAAGAAATGTCCCTTCTGGAGCGTCATCACCTGATCTTCCGTCGGGCGCAGTTTTTTCGGGATCGGCATTTGCTGCAGAGTGTGCTGGACCTCATTTCGCTCGGACTGAAGACCGAGGATCCAGGTCGAGACCTGTTTGAGGGGCGCCTTGTCGACGCCGGACATATCCTGTGAATCGATCCACAGATAGTTTCGGTTTGTTCCGCCCTGGCGAATGAATTCCTCAGCTGCTTGTTTGCATGGATTGCCCCGTTCCTGCGGCAAGAACTTCCACGCCTCCGGCATCACGACGATCGTGTCATGCATTTCCTTCAGCACTGTATCGAGGACACTCCGGATGACGAGACTCTGCAGTTCATCCTTCAGCCGCTCGAGATCCATCACGTTGACGCCTGGCTGTGGTTCCAATACACGGCTGAATGTCGTCACTGACATCTGAGGCAGGATCAGATTGAAGTATTCATCGAGCGTTGTATAGACGCTTCGATTCAATCCCCCGATCTTCGGGTTTGCGAGCTGGGTCTCAATGTTGCGCTTCACCTCGAGGAGCGAGTTCGTGCCCTTGCACGCATTCATAATCCAGGAGCGTTCAAACTTCAGCTTCTCTTTGAGCGTCGCCTCGAGCAAACTCGCCACATATTGCCAGTCCGATTTCTCCTTGAAGTAGGGCGCAATGCGATTGCCTTCGCTGAATCCACGTTCGCCTGGTTTGGTCCGGAAGACGATCGCTTTGAGATCACTCCGGGTGATCAACGCCTCGAGCGTTGTGGTTTTGCCCGACAACTGCGTCAGGCCGGTCACAATGATGTGTGAAAGCGGAACCTCTACAGGTTTTGCCGTTCCGATTTCGAATCCAAGGTGGATCGTGGGGGTCATTGGGGGATCCTTTAGTGCTGTGAAAATGTACCGCGAGGTGAATTTTCAAATGGAATGGAACCGGTATTTTTTGGCCTCATGTCTGGATGGATTCTGAGTCTGCAAAGCAACC